ATATACTATATAGGCGAAGTTAAAACTATACCTATTAACGAACTTGCAAGAGAGTTTGATCATCTTACGCAAAGTGATATAGAAGAAATATACAACAATACTAGCAAAAGAAATTCAAGAGGTAGACGTATACAAGGTATGGACAAAAACAAAGTGCAGGTAGTGTACTTTAACTACAGGACCTATACTAATGACGTCTATAAAATTAAAGAAACCGGAACTGGCGGTATGAAGGCTATAGAAAAGCCTGATACATTTAATCCTCCAAAAGATAAAGAAGGTGGATACGAAAGGTTGCAGCGGTCTGTAGAGTGCATATTTGAAGGCGCAATGGTTATTGGCACGGATAAACTTTTAAAGTGGAATAAAGCTGAAAACATGATGCGCAGTAAATCTGACTTTAACAAAGTTAAGATGAATTACTCTATTGTAGCGCCACGCATGTACGAGGGTCGTATTGAGTCTTTAGTTAGTAGAATCACTGGGTTTGCTGACACTATTCAGTTAACGCATTTAAAGTTGCAGCAAGTTATGTCGCGCATGGTTCCTGATGGAGTATACCTTGACGCTGATGGGCTTGCTGAAGTTGATTTAGGTAACGGAACTAATTACAATCCCCAAGAAGCGCTTAACATGTTCTTCCAAACTGGTAGTGTAATTGGTAGAAGTTTTACATCTGACGGAGATCAGAACCCAGGTAAAATACCTATTCAACAAATATCTAACGGCGCTGGACAAAATAAAATTGGTAGCTTAATACAGACTTATAATTACTACTTACAAATGATTCGTGATGTAACGGGTCTTAACGAAGCTAGAGATGCCAGTGTACCAGATCCTAATTCTTTAGTTGGAGTTCAAAAACTAGCTGCAGCTAACTCTAACGTAGCTACAAGACATATACTACTTGGATCAATGTTTTTAACGGCTGAAGTAGCAGAAGCTTTATCGTTACGCATATCTGATATACTTGAATATTCTCCAACAGCAGATGCGTTTGTGCAGAGCATAGGATCACACAACGTGGCTACGTTAAAAGAAATGTCAGAACTTCATCTGTATGATTTTGGTATATTTTTAGAGCTTGAGCCTGACGAAGAAGAAAAGCAGTTATTAGAAAATAACATACAAACGGCTTTGTCTCAAAAACTTATTGATCTTGACGATGCTATAGATATTCGTGAAGTAAGAAATTTAAAGCTAGCAAATCAGTTGCTAAAAATTAAACGCAGGAAAAAACAAGAAAGAGATCAAAGACTACAGCAAGAAAACATGCAAGCCCAGGCAGAAGCGAATTCGCAAGCTCAACAAGCCGCTGCTAACACTGAGATACAAAAAAATAAGGCAAAAACTGAAGCGGAAATCCAACTAGAATCTGTTAGGGCTGAAGCTAAAATGAGGCACTTGCAAGAAGAGGTTAGATTAAAGAAAGAGCTAATGACCTACGAGTTTGAGCTCAATCAACAGGTTCAACAGCAACAACGTAAACAATCGCAAGATCTTGAAGGTATTAAAGAAGCTGGCAAAGATAGGCGAGAAAACATGAAGCAAACGAGTAAAAAGTTTGAGTCTTCAGGTAATGATATACTTGGAGGCGGAATGGGTTTAGATAAGTTCAACCCACAAATTGGTAATTAATTATATAATATATTATGGAAGAAGTAAAAAATGAAGAGGTAACCGAAGAGGTTATCCAAGAAGAGCCTCAGGTAGAGGCTGTAGAAGAACAGGCACCAGAGCTTGATCTAGAAAAATTTGAAAGCAAAGATGATCCAGACGTCATCAAAGTAGATTTAAGTAAACCAGTAGAAACAGTAGATGAAAACCAAACAGATCTCGAAGAGGTTATTGCAGAAGTTGAACAAGAAGAGATCGCTGATGTCGAAGCACCCACGCTTGAAGAAATAACAGATGAAGAAGTTATAACTGAAGAAGAAGTCGTAGAAGCTTTAGATGCAAACGAAGAAACTGGTAAAGCTATACCAGAGAATGTCCAAAAGCTACTTGACTTTATGGACGACACTGGTGGAGATCTAGAAGATTATGTAAACCTAAACCGAAACGTTGAGGATTTAGATAATCAAGATGCTTTGCGAGAATACTACAAAAGAACTAAACCTCATCTAAACTCGGAAGAAGTAAACTTCTTGCTAGAAGATACTTTTTCATTTGACGAGGATGTAGATGATGAAAGAGATATTAAACGTAAAAAATTGGCCCTCAAAGAGCAAGTTGCCGAGGCCAAGACCTACTTAGACGGGCAAAAGTCTAAATACTACGAAGAGATTAAAGCTGGAAGCAAGCTCACTCAAGAGCAGCAGAAAGCAATTGATTTCTTCAACCGATACAATAAAGAGTCAGAGCAGACGCAAAAACTAGCTGAAAAACAAAAGGCCAGATTTTTTGATAAAACAGAAAAGGTTTTTAACGACAAATTCAAAGGTTTTGAATATAACGTCGGAGATAAAAAATTTAGGTACAATGTTAAAGATGTGAGCAATGTAATGGAAACACAAAGCGACATAAACAACTTTGTCAAAAAGTTTTTGAACGAAGATAATACAATGTCAGATGCTAAAGGTTACCATAAGAGCTTGTACACGGCTATGAACGCAGACGCAGTTGCTAATCACTTTTACGAACAAGGCCGAGCAGACGCACTGAAAGACAGTGTTGCAAAAGCTAAGAATATAAATACCACTGCTAGATCCACTCAAGGTGAAGCGCAAGGTGGTATAAAAGTAAGAGTTCTAGGTGATGATTCTGCCTCTTTTAAGTTCAAAATTAAAAATAAAAACAAAAATTAAAATTAAGAAAAAATGGCAATTTCAAATCCAGGTGGAAATTTGAATAGCGTACCAGCTCCACAGAAGCAAACGCTAGATTCAAACTACATCGATTTTACAGCATCTGACCAAGGTTGGGCGCAACAATACCTACCGGATCTTATGGAGAAGGAGGCTGAGGTTTTTGGACCTCGTACAATTTCTGGTTTCCTATCACAAGTAGGAGCAGAAGAAGCGATGACAGCGGACCAGGTTATCTGGACTGAGCAAGGTCGTTTACATATCTCTGTTCAAGGTACACTAAGTACAGGTGATTCTATCTTTACTGTAACAGGAGACATCGACGGTAACAATGCGGGTACTACAAATGTGTTTACTTTAGCTAACCATGGTGTTAGACTAAATGATATCGTTTTAGTAGCTGTAGCCGGTAAAGTAATTAGAGCTCACGTAACAAAAGTGGATGGCGTAGCTATTACTGCACAGCCATACAGCGTTGAAAATTTCGACGATGATACTGCTATTGGTACTGCGAGTACTACAGCAGCTACTATGTTAGTTGTAGGTTCTGAGTTCAAAAAGGGTGTAACTGGTCAAGGTTCTTACGGATCAGGTACTGGTTCTGCTAGAACAGTTAAGCCAACTCACGTTTCTTTCAACAACAAGCCAATCATTATGAAGGACGCTTACGAGATCTCTGGATCTGACGCTTCTCAAATTGGTTGGGTTGAAATCTCTGGAGAAGACGGACAAAGCGGTTACTTATGGTACTTGAAAGCTGAAGGCGATACTCGCTCACGCTTTACAGATTACTTAGAGATGACTATGATGGAAGCTGAGAAAACAGCGGCTGCATCGCACATTACAAATGCTGGAGGTACTAACGATACAGATTATGCTGCATTAGGAGTTAACTCAGGTAGTGAAGGTTTATTTGCTGCTATTGAGTCTAGAGGTAATGTTACTACTGGCGTTACTGGTGTTAACGCTGCTACTGACCTAGCTGAGTTTGATGCTATTCTAGCAGAGTTTGATTCTCAAGGTGCTATTGAAGAGAACATGATGTTTGTTAATCGTTCAACTGCTTTAGCAATGGACGACATGCTTGCTTCAATGAATTCTTACGGTGCTGGAGGTACTTCTTACGGGGTATTCGAGAACGATGAGGATATGGCTCTTAACTTAGGATTCTCTGGATTCCGTCGCGGATCTTACGATTTCTACAAGTCAGACTTCCGTTACTTAAACGATAAAGCTACTCGTGGTGGAATCAATAGCCGTGCTACTTCAGACGCTATCCGCGGTGTTGTTATTCCTGCAGGAACTTCAACTGTATACGATCAGTCACTAGGAAAGAACCTTAAGCGTCCTTTCTTACACGTTCGTTACAGAGCTTCTAATACGGACAACCGTAAGATGAAGACTTGGACTACTGGTTCAGTTGGAGCTGTTACATCTGATCTTGATGCAATGCAAGTTCACTACCTATCTGAGCGCTGCTTAGTGGTACAAGGTGCAAACAACTTCATGTTGATGAAGTAAGATTATATTTGGTGAAACTACCCTGCCTTCGGGTGGGGTAGTTTTATATTAATTTTTTATTATATTATATTATGGCTAAAAAGCAAACAAAAAAAGTAGAGGTCGAAGAGCCCTACGTAGAAGAGACAGTTGTAGTTGAAGCTCCAAAACCGGAGCCAAAACCAATTGTAAAAGAATTATCTAAGAAAAATGATTGGGAAATCAAAGATAGAATATACTGGTTGACTAGCAATAAAAAACCTTTAAGCTATTCTCTTAAATCTTCAGGTATATATTATTTTGATGAAGAAAAAGGATATGAAAGAGAACTTAAAAACACTTCAAATCAAAGAACGCCTTTTGTAGACGAAATGAAAGGTGATCAACGGTTATCTCT